ATCAGCCCACAACTGTTCCCACTGTTTGAAAGTGGCAATATAATCATGTAAGTTAAGTGTTTTAGTTTTCATTATTTAACCTTCTTAAATATTACTTTGTTAGGTGTTGACCATTGACGGATGATTAGGTATTTAACTTTCATAAAAGATAATCCGTGTGTGCCCTAAGTTGTCATTAAATACGACGCCTGTATTGCGGGTCGTTGATTCTGTTACATTTATACTCATTTGTTCACTCCTTGAGCTTTATAGTTTTATAAGGACAGTTTGTAATCATGTCCAGGATTGATTGTTTACACCTCTGTAAACTAGAACCCACGCTGTTTAATAAGTTTGCAGTCGCAAATTGTTTTTAATCATATGCCTGATGATTGTTAGTGCTACTGTTATTAAACTTCTTGTTAAGATGTCGGTATGAACTTCTTAACTACAACCATAGTATCACGGTTATGTGTTATGGTCAATAGGTCATGGCTATATTATTGTAATTATCTTAAACAAAAAGCGAACAAACTGTGGATAAGTCGTTGTTTATCCCTTAAACCGCCAGACGTAACCACTTAAGTAGTTGATTGTATACGCTGTTTAATTGGAGAGCGAAAACAAGACTCTTGCGTAAACTAGCACTATGTATCTAAGATAAGTATATGAGTAAAGAACTAAAGATATTAAATAACAAAGAACTACCTAAGTTAACAAGAAAACAACAAGCTTTTGTAAATGAATTGATTACTAATCCTAAACAGAGTGCTACACAGGCAGTACTGAAGACTTATAATGTAAAGAGTTCAGACGTTGCAAGAGCTGTAGGAAGTGAAAACCTAGCAAAGCCTAGCATTATGCAACATTTAGTAGCTAATTCAAGTAGAGCTGAGAGCGTTATAGTAGATTTGTTAGAGGATAAGAAGAGCGAAGTAAGATTAGCCTCAGCAAAGGACATTCTTGATAGAGTACACGGCAAGGCTACACAGAGGATAGAACAGACTACAACAGGGGTCACATTGACTATAGACCTGACAAGTGCCTTAGATTCAGAGGCTTAGAGCTGCAAGCAGTACACCACATATAGCGTGTACATAAGCAGTTATATATCAGTAGTGAGAGAATGACACCATTAACAGGGGTCAATGATGTGTACACTATGTCGCACAATGTTCATTGTACGACGTGCCTTGTTCTTCTTGTATGGTACAAGTAGGCACAAGTAACAAAATAATCCAGTACAGAGCCTCTGTGTGCCTTGTAACCATACCCCCCATGACTCTGGTGTTAGCAGTTCCACCCCCTACTAGTATCTATATAATAGAAAAGAAGTATCAACGCATCTGTCTAAGTACCTGTGAAAATATAACCACCTTGACTTTTATAATATGGTCATGTATAGTCATAACATAAATAAAAGGAGGGGCAGTGAATATTTATATAACACCTAAGAACGAACAATTTCTTCGTGAATACCAGGAGAAGTGGGGTAAATCTATGTCTGGTCTGGTAAACGACCTATTGGAAGGTGCCATTGAAGCCCACACAGAAGCAGACAGCCCAACAGAACGTATGGTGCCGTTTAAGGAGTACGAGCGAGAAATTAGGAAAATCGGTAAAGACAAGTTTAAGAATAACTGAGGCTTGCCATGAGAAATGGATGGATTAAGCTTCATTTAAGTACGCTAGATAATGAGGTCTGGTTACGAGACCCTTTAGCTTGGAGAGTATTCGAGTACCTCTTATTACAAGCCTACACGGGTAGTCCGCAGGGTGTTGTGGTAACAAGCCGTCATAAGATAGCAGAAGGGGTACTCAGTAACAACAACACTGTGTACAAGGTCATTAAGAGACTGGAAAAGTACAAAATGGTAACAACTTCAGTAACAAACAAATACACTACTATCCGTATCTGTAAATGGCATGATTACCAGACTGACAGTAACAAGCTCAGTAACAACAAAGTAACAACAAAGGAACAACAAAGTAACACTCTTATAAGAATAAAGAATAAAGATATAATATCTAAAGATATTACAGCTGACGCTGACCGTACTTTATTAAACAGGAAAATAGATAAAAGAGACCCCAACGTTACGGCAATTTGCAAAACGTGGAGCGACTTGCTTGGCCCGCCCGACGGTTCAGCTGAGAATCAACGACGCTACGCCAAAACGCTCCATAAAAAATATGGCGATAAGGTAGTTAGTGCTATTAAAATTGTCAAACAGATACGGTTGTCTGATGAAACGATTAAACCAACTTTTGGGAACTTAAAAGATGTATATGATAAATGGAGCAAGATTGAAGATTTTTACAATCGTAATACTAAAGTAATAAAAAAAGGACCACAATTTTGAAATCTACAGGACAAATTATCGGTGAGTCGGACTTACAATACCGACGATACCTTCAGAACCTCGTCAACGGCCAGAGTAAATTTATAATTTCTTTAGAAGAAACTGCTGAAAGTCTACCAAATATGGCGCAGCAGCTTTCAGAAGTGATAGCCGACAACAGGTTAATTTTAGAGGAGTACCAAGTTAGATTAAGGGGGGAATTGAACCGTGCACTATCTAGTAAAAAAGATTAAAGAGTTAAACGAAGAAGAACAGAGTAGTGTTTTAGAGGAAATAATCGCAGAAGTTACCGCTCCGATTAAAACCAAGGTAGACCAGTACGGTATTCAGCTTCTTTCTGAGTATACAGAACCAGCCATAGAGCGATTTGAGAACTTTGGGAGGATGCAGGGCACTTCTACTGGCTACAAGAGATTAGACGAGCTTACTAAAGGTCTAGTTGGTGGAGAACTGACTGTGATAGCAGGTAAGACAAGCTATGGAAAAACAACTTTAGCTATAAACATCGCCAACCGTGTAGCAAAAACAGGTACCCCTGTACTTTTTGTGACGCTAGAAATGACAAAAGTAGAGATAGCCTCCAGGTTTATGTCTATTAACGGAGGTAACACCCCTAATTACGAGGCTGTTTCTAATCTGACAGCTGTACAAGTCAGTAATGAACTGGACTGGAAAAGCATTGACGGATTAGTGCAGAACTTTATCAGTCAATTTGATAAAGGGTTGATAATAATTGACCACCTCCATTACTTTACAAGAGAACTTGCTAATGTAGCGGAAGATTTGGGGCGAGTTACGAAGGAATTAAAGAAAAATGCTGAGATGCACGACGTTCCAATTATACTAATCTCGCACGTTAGGAAGACAGCTAAAGGAGAATCGGCTGGGATTGACGATTTAAGGGGTTCTAGCTATATCGCACAGGACGCAGACATAGTTTTACTGGTAGGCAGAGACCCTGAAGACCAAACAAAACTGTTTGTTCAGATAGAGAAAAATAGAAACAGAGGCTATGATTATAAAAACAATCTAGCAGAGATGCACATGGAAGGGATTACTATCTATGACAGTGAACCGATAGTAGATGTCTTCCCAGTTGCCAAAGAGTAATTAAAGTGCTATAATCCTAATGCTCGGTATGAGCTTAGTAGTCTGTGAACCAGATTACGTCTTTAGCCCCTTTTGGAAGCCCACCCTCCATCTGGGGCTTTTTGTATGTTTGACAACGCTAACCCTTTCTTGGTGTAATTACTTCAAACAAACACCTCAAAATAAAATAACTAAACGAGGGAAAAAACAATGGGCATGACAGAAGAACAAAAAAAAGCTGCAAGCGAACGAATGAAAGCTATGCACGCTAAAAAGAAAGCCGAAAAATTATTAAACGGATTCACTACGAAAGAAAAAGAAGAAAAACCAAGAGATGTAGGAATGGATGAAGAGATTCACGTCGCTCCTGAACTAGGAACAAATGACATCCTCCGCCAACTAAAAGAACTTCAAGAGAGCAACGCACTTCTTAAAGCAGCACTTTTAAACAATCAACCAACGCAAAACTCAGAATCAGCTTACGCACGTATCGGTAGCCAAGGTGGACTCGTAGGAGAGGTTGAAAAGTATCTCGTAGACCCAGTAAACTACCCAGACCCCACAAAAAGATTATCCCAAGAGCCTCGCTTACAGCCTATGGCTTTTAACCTAAACTACGAACTTGCCTACACTGTTACAACTTCAAACTACGAGAATAAAGGCATCAACTACAAGGAACCTAAATTCTCAGTAGAATTACACCGAGTTGTCTTAGACGACCAAGGCCTCCCAACAAACAAACGATACCTCGCCCGTGGTGTGGTTTTTCACGAAGACCCTCAGGCTGCTATCGTTATCGCCCGTGAACAAGGGGTAGAAGTCGATAAATCCGACGAGAAAGTATTCTTAGATGAAATGCGCTACCTACGAGTACGGGATTGGCTATTTGATATATTCTGGCCTCGACCATCTCAAGAAGCTGAGAAATTACACGAAGAAGTAGTCGGCGGTAGGATTGTTCAAGTCTTTACCAAAAACTCTGAAGACGCTTCTCGAATAGACTTCAGCAAAATTACTAAGATGGTGTAATGGCTGGGTATGTAGCCCACCGTAAGCAGGCCCTTGTCCATAAAGCCTTCATGCAGGATGGCTATAAACGAGGGGTCTATTTGGCTGGCCGCCAATCTGGTAAAACTTTTTTTGCTACGCAACACGCCTGGATTTCCGCTGTAAAAGACCAAGGAAGATATTTCATCGTGTTCCAGACCTATAAGCAAGCACACGAAGTTGTTTGGAGACAGTATGTGCCGATGATTCCGAAAGAGATTGTCTATAAGACTAATGAACAAGATTTGTTAATTGAGCTGCATTACATTGAAAACACTCCTATAAAGCTACCTAATGGTGAAACAATAATCGTAAATCACGATAAAACTAAACCACGAAGTACTATTCAGCTTTTGGGTAGCGACCAGGCTGATACACATCGTGGCTTTAAAGCAAACGGAATGATTTTCGATGAGTACGCTACACAAAACCCTGACCATTGGGATTCGGTTTACAAACACTTCTTTACGACAACTGATGGTTGGGCTTTGTTTATGGGTACTCCAAGAGGTTTTAACCATTTCTTTGAACTCATAGAGTATGCAAAAGTAAACGGCAAAGAGCAGCAAGATGAAAGAAAGGCTAATGGAGAAAAAGTAGACGATTACCCTTGGTTTTACCTCGAAGCCACCTGGAGGGATTCTCCCTATGTAAAGAAGGAGTTTATCGCAGCTGAAAGAGCTGAAGCGGTTAAAAAGGGTACATTGTCACAATTTCTTCAAGAGGTAGAGTTAGAGTTTAGGGCAGTACAAGGAGCGGTCTATCCTGACTTTAATAGAAAAATTCATGTAATTAAACCAGGTGAAATACCTTTAGATTTAACCTACTACGGAGCAATAGATTTCGGCTGGCATACAACTGCGTTTTTATTACTCGGAGTAGACAAAGACCAGAATTGGTATGTTATAGATGAAGTTTATGGAAAAGAGGACACGCTCGATAATATAATTCCTCGTATTAAAGATAAAGTTGGGGATAAACGGCTCGTATTAGTTGTTGGTGATTCCGCAAACAGAGATGCTATAGAAGTAATGTCCCGTCATTACCCTATGATAGGTGTAAATAAGGCAAATGATACAAAGGGTTATGCACTAGGTATCAGCTTAATAACAGAAAAGCTTAAACCAAGAGCACAGCTTATAGGACAGCCAAAACCGACTATTTATTTCAGTAACGTCTGTAAAAATTTAACCTTAGAGTTAGAAGCATACAGGTTCCCCGAAGACAAACCAGAGCGAAATGCCTCCGATATACCGATAAAGCAAGACGACCATGGACCTGACGCATTGAGGTATCTTTTCCTACAATTAAAGTTTGGGCTTGTTAAGGATGAGAAGCCGTTAGTATTTGAAATCCAAAAATCCACTAATCAATATGGTCTTTTGTAGCATAAAAGTGTAAAATATAGTTGATGAATAGTTATCAGCTTAAACATAAAGACGACCCCGAATATAAGGCAAAAAATGCTGAGCGGGCTAGGGTGTGGTATGAGAACAATAAAGAAAAGGCCCTCAAAAGAATTAATGAAAAAGCTAAACTTACTAGAAAAGAGAAATCTGAGTACGATAAAGAGTATTACCAGAAAAATAAGGCAAAAAGAGCTGCCTATTATCAAGCTTGGAAGAAGGCAAATCCAACTAAACCGACAGAAAACGTTAGAAAATGGAGAAAAGCTAACCCTGTTGAGAGAAGACTACAAAGCCAGGCTAGGAGAGCTAAGACAAAGGGAGTAGTAGTTATCAAAGAAGATATTTGCAATTGGGAGTCACGTATATGTGGTGTATGTGAATTATATATTGAAGATAATTATCATATTGACCATATCACCCCTTTGGCTAAAGGGGGGCCGCACGAAACTTCAAATCTTCAACTTACGCACCCCGTATGTAATATGAGTAAAGGCGCACGTTTGTTGTAGCGAGTTATAAAGTGGTATTATTCGCCTATACCCTAAACGATAAAATCTAAAGGAAAATAAAAATGGCAAAAGAAAAAGAAGAAAAAAGTAAATACGAATCAGATTACCGCAAGGATTACGAATCAGACTGGAGTATTCATAAGGATTACCTCAATAACTTTGACTCCTACGAGGCGATGTTAGTCGGAGCAGTCTACGATTCAGTCTCTAAATCAGTCGATTCTAGTAAGATAACCGATAGCTATGCTTCTACCCTAGCGAAAGAGCGAGCAGACCGAGTAATAGCGAAACTCCCCGAAGGTTCTACCGAATCCGCAGGTATGGCCGATGTTGGAAAAGCCGCCTTTATGGATATTATTCGACAGAAGTGGATATACCCCAATGCGAACTCTCAACGACCTTTCGTGCAGAAATTAAATATGTGGCAACTCTACTCCTCTGTGTATGGGTATATGCCGATGTTTTACGACTGGACTACCTCTAACACGGGTTATATCGGGCCAGACTGTTGGCTGTGGAATCCGCGGAACTTAATCCCTCAGCAGGGTAAGGTCTCCATCGAAGACATGGATTACGTCACCGCCCTTACTTGGGTATCTAAAGAGATGCTTGAAAACATTATCGAGAATGAAACCGAAGGCGACGGCTGGGACCGTGACGCCCTTAAAGAACTAATAGACAAAGTAGATTCAATTACCTCTGGAACCGATACCCAAAAAGACACGTTTGTAGAGAGAGACCGCGTCCCTGGTGGAAGTAAAAAGGGAATCTGTCTGGCTACCCGCTACGAGTCAGGTGAAGATGGAAACTGGTGCACATTCGCCCCAGATAACGGCTACATCCAAGTCCGTGAACTTCCCAATCCTCATAAGAATGGACGTATTCCGTTTGTTATTAAATACAGCCAACCCCTATTTGACTCATTCTACGGGTTGGGTGACTTCCAGCGGGCGAAACCCCTCCAGTTTGCCCGTGATGGACTCACTAACTTCTACTTCGCTAACTTAAAGAGAAACCTCGCACCTGGAATTATCGTCAACGCTAACGGAGTTGTGAAGCATACTCTTGATGTGACTAAGCCGAACCCTGTCTTAATGGAAACCCTGCCTAACTCTATCCGACCTATGCCTACTAACACGGCAGGTTTGAACACCTACCAAGGTGCGATGAGCAACTTAACGGGTTCACTTCTTAGTCAGTTCGGTACACAAAACGCTAGTCTGCCTGGCTCGGAGACTTTGAATCCTTCACAGGGTAAAACTCCTGCAGCGATTGAAATGTACTCAGGCAAAGAAGCTACTAGAGACGGAGCTGAGCGACAGAACCTCGAAGTGGCTATCGAACAACTCACTGACGGATTCTTCTCATTAATCGCTAATATTGGAACGGAAGAGATTCCAGTCCAGTTATTCGCAGATGATATTGAAGCTATCGTAAAAGCAGGCATGGAGGACGTCGTAGGACTCTTCTCAGGCGGTTTCAAGCCAGACATGACTATGACAGCGGGTGATTTGAAAATAGACCCTAAGAAGCTTAAAGGCGTTGAGTACCGATTTAACATCACGCCAAACTCTACGATGAAAGTCCAAAAAGAAAAACAACTACAACAATTACAAGGCTTAATGGACCAACTCGGAAAGTACCAGAACATCTTCAAAGACGACCCACGAGTAGAGGTGAACTGGGGTAAGATGCTCGATGTTTACGAAGAGTTGGCAGGAATCCCAGGAGCAGGAGAGTTTGTTACTTACACCGAAGGCCCATCTCCACAGGAAATCCAACAGCAACAGCAAGAACAACAGATGCAACTAGAGAAACAGAAACTAGAGCAAGAGGCTCAATTTAAACAAGCTGATATGGAACAGGCTCAAATGCAGCAACAGCAACAAGCCAACCAACCAACGATTAACCAGGGTGGAATGTTCCAAGACCCACACTTAGGACAAGCTGCTCAAGTTATTAGTCAGTTAAAATAGGAGGACACAATGCAAAACGGTATTATCGGAGACATAACAGGGGTGGAACTTCCCCAAATGGAAGTAGACGAAAAAGAACTCACCGAAGAAAAGAAGATGGCTCGCTACTCAAAGTCAGCTGAATACAAGAGAATTGAACAGTGGTGTAGGGAAAGGATAGCTTTCTATCAAACTCATTTTCCTGATGGGAGATTGGTTGGGGTAGATAAATTACCAACACCAGAAGAATGGGCAGCGGCTAACATTATAATATTAGAGCTTAGTACGCTTTTAAACGGGTATGAAGTGGCATCAGAGGTAGTTGAGAATAAAAGCGTTCGGTAGATACTATGTTATACTTGTTGTATGAGAATACGAAAACCACTAACACCTGAGCAAAAAGCAAAGGCTAAAGAAAGGCTTAGGCTGTATCGAATTGCTAACCGTGAGCGTTTGAATGAAACGGACAGGAAGCGTTATCTAGAACGTCGTGAGAGGTTGTTGGCTCAACAAGCTAAGAAATATAAAGAGAATCCTGAAAAGAAAAAAGAAGTGTCTAGAGAGTGGAGAAAAAATAACATAGAAAAAATTAAAGCCTATCAGAAACAATATAGGCTTGACCATAAGAAAGAACGTGCGGAATATGATGAGAAACGTAGTCCAGAAGAAAATAGTAAACGAGCTTGCCAGTGGGCTAAAGACCACCCCGTAGAAATGAGGTTAAGGAATGCGGCACGACGAGCTAAAACGAAAGGTGTTAAAATAAACAAAGAAGAAATTTGTAATTGGGATACCCGTATTTGCGGTATTTGCAGCGATATTATTGAGGATAAGTTCCATATAGACCACATAGTCCCTTTATCTAAGGGTGGCCCACATGAAGTTTCTAATTTACAACTTGCTCACCAACAGTGTAATAATAAAAAATATAATAAGTTAATAGAGGAAATTTATGCCAGTAAATAAGTATTGGCATCCTGAGACTGATGCCTTTAGAAAGATGGGTGCTCCTTTACCTGTGGCTAACGTCCATGGAACAGATGAGCAGATTAGAGAAAGACTGAAACCTATGAAGGTAGATAAGTGGGAACTTCAAGGCAATACTCTAATAGGCTACGCAGACGGGGTTAAGATGGCTCAACAAATCCCCACGGATATGATTTTAACGGGAACAGATGATGAAGGTATGCCTATTCTTGAGAAGATTTCTCTAAAGCCTCATTCACAAAATCAGATTTATTTTTAATAACTAGCCATTTAAGCCAGTTCTTTTTTCGTATGTATATGTTTACCCTCGGCATAGCGTTCCTTTTTAATAACCAAAATCTAGTTCCAAACTTCCGCACTATGGTAAATAGTGAGTAATGTCTTAGTGTCTCAAATGTTCAAATAATGTAGATTACTGCTCTCCGTCGAGAGGCTTATGTAACGCTCTAAATTTCTAAAAGATATGTTCTTAATCTTTGAATTTGGCTTAATGCCGAGTAAGGTTTTGCAAACCTCCAGAGTGTAAGTCTGGTGCTCTAACCACTGAGCTACTCCCCCACCAAAAATAGGGGGAGGTTGGATTCGAACCAACGCACTGCAAAGCTACATATACAAATGTAATTTGTTGCCTTCTTAAGGCGTGAGAACGTAATAGGCCTACTACAATGACGTTAAGGACTGTCATTCTAAAGTCCAGTGCAGACCAATTTGGAACTAGGTTTCAATTATTAAAGTACGCAAAAGGGGACCGAAGTCCCCATAGTGCCAGTTATTAGACGTTTACTCCAGTAGGAGTTTTAAAGTCTACTTCCGCAGTCCAGTTTGCTTGCTGGATAGCAGTATCAAGTTCACGTAAAGCCTTAGAGTAAGTATCGTATTCTTTGGTTACGTCTTTAAGTTGTAGCTTAGGTATCTGCAAAGACACTTCATCAAACTCATCAGAAACCTTGACACGCTTAGTCTGTAACTCAAATAGACCCTGGTCACCTGACATTTTGAGTGGTTTTAGTTGTTCTACTTTTTGTTCTAGGTGCTTACGCAATACTAGAGCTTCTGCTATTTTCATATATCCCTCCAAGGATTAGTTGTTAGTAACTATCAGTATACACACCTTGTGTATGTAGTCAAGTTATTAGTATTATCCAGCTATAGGGTCTACCGCCTACATACGTGGTAAGTAAAACAAACAGGGTCTCCCGCCTTACGAGGGAAGAAAAGAGATAGTTATGCAAGACGACAATACCAATACTAACGTAGAGGAGGTCGTAGCAGACGAACCTCAAGAAGCTCCACTGGAGCAAACCGAACCTGACCAGGAGCAAGGAGTTCCCCAGGAATCGGAGGAATCTGTTGAAGAGGAAGCTGAACCTGAGAAGGAAGAAACGGTAGCAGAAGAAGCTAAAGAAGAGCCTGCACCGCCATCAAGACGTGAAACACTTCGCATACAGAACTTACTTAAGAAATATGGGCCACCACCAGAACGCCCAGCACCTTCACAACAAGGACTTAATTACCAGGAAACGCTCGACGCTGACCCAGAAGTTATTCAACAACTGGAAGCTGACAGAAAGAATACTGGCCAAGCCCAATACAACGAAGGATTAAAACGGGCTGAGTATCTTAACTGGAACACTACCTTAAAGATAGATGCCCCTAATGTTGAGAGAAAGTACCCCGTTCTTGACCCTAGTTCTCCTGAGTTTCACCCTGCTGCCGCAGATGCTATTAACCAATGGTATCTGAATATGTCAGGGTTTGATAATGAAACCAAAACAGTAAACAATCCTGATATAGGATATGCAGATTTTGTGGAAGGATTCATGGAACTCGTACAGGAAACCGCAGGTCAAAAAAATGCTCAGACAGTTAAGAACGTCGCCAAGCAAGCCGCCTCTACAGGTCTTCGACCAGACGGAAGCGCAGCGAAACGAATGGACTTAACCAAAGAGCCTCAGAAGATGTCCATGGAAGAGCTATATGCAGCCATCGGACAAAAACCACCAAAGGGATAAACCATGGAGATACCAATACTAGAACGACTCAACTCTCGAATAGAAAAAACAGATACCTGTTGGATTTGGACGGGCAAAGTTGATAAGACTGGGTACGGAAGCTTCGGGATGCGAGTTGAGCAAGCTTGTAGAACCCGTTCGGCACATAAAATTGTATACGAAATACTCGTAGGCGAAGTGCCTGAAGGTATGCAACTTGACCACCTATGCAAAGTTCCTTTGTGTGTAAATCCTGACCATCTTGAAATAGTTACTCCTAGAGAAAACGTTTTAAGAAGCGAAGGTATAGCTGCTAAAAACGCAGTAAAAACTCATTGTCTTAACGGGCATGAACTTATGGGTGAAAATCTGTATGTTCCCCCTAAGCGACCAAACAGTAGATACTGCAAAGTTTGCCAAAGACAGAGAGATTTAAAAAATCTAAAACAAAGAAAGAGAGGATAGCTATATCGCTAATCCAACCACTGGTTCAAATGTAACCCGTTCTATCGCCCAGACTTCACAGTATATTCCTGAAATCTGGAGCCGCGAAATTCAGCAACCATTCGATAAAGCATTACAAGCTGCTAAATTAGTACAAGACCGAAGTGGTCTCGTTGCTAACGGCGGTGACATAGTGAACATTCCATTCACTGCAGGTGTTGATGCTCGTGCGAAAAGCGCTTCTACAGCTCTTACATACGACTCACCTGAAGGTGCTCCAATCACTCTATCAATCGACAAGCACTACTACGTTGGTGTTCTTATCGAAGATATTGCTAAAGTACAAGCTAGCTACGACCTAAAAGCTGCTTTCCAAACACGTATGGCTGAAGCTATTGCTCGCCAAATTGACACAGATGTTCTAGGCCTTTACGGTTCTTCAACTACAACTGTATCTGCTGGTGCTGCTGTTGACGACGCTGACATCATCGCTGTTGTCGCTGCTCTCGACCTTTACAACACACCTATGGACTTACGACGTGGAGTTGTTGGTCACTACACTAAGGGCGACCTTCTTGGAGTGAACAAGTACGTAGCTTACGACCAAACTGGCAAAACAGGTAAAGCTGTTGACGGTTCTGGTGGTTTAATCGCTAACGTATACGGTATGGACATTTACATGAGCCAAAACGTGCCTATAAGCACAACTGGACGTAACTTGTTCTTCCACAAAAATGCAATCAACCTTGCTAAACAGCAAGCTCCTAAGTTTGAAGCTGAATACTCAGTTGACTACTTAGGCTGGAAGACTGCTCTACACGCTATCTATGGTGTAGGTGTCGAACGTGCTAACTCTATGGTTCAAGTTACACGAACAACTGCTGCCTAGTCTTACTAGTTAGTGACAGCTGGGAATCTGTATAAACTTCCCGACCAGAGAAAAGCAATTAAGCCTGAGTATCGGTATAAAAAAGAAAGAAATTATCATGGCCTCAAGAAACGAACTTAATATGCGAGCAGCTGCAGTAGGCTTAGACCCTAGCACTATCGTGAATGACTCTAAATTAGAGCAGAAAATACTTTATATTGAAAAGAACAGCTCAACTGTTACAGGAACAGCCCCTACGGGAACTATCACCTCTTCGGGTGTTGCTGTCGCAGCAGAAACTATTACTATCGGTGGTGTTGTATACACGTGGAGAGCAGCTATCACAGCAGCATCTCCAGCTAACGAAGTAAAGATTGGTGCAGCTGCAACTAACTCACTCGATAACCTAAAAGATGCTATTAACGGGACTGCCCTAGTCGGTGCTCCTGGTTCTGAGTATTCTCAGAAAACTGTCGCTCACCCAGACGTTGTTGCTGGTGCAAAGAACGCCACAACTCTAGTAGTTGCTTCACGAAACACTAACAGTAATGGTTCACTCGCTACTACTGAAACAATGACTAACTGGGCTTGGGGTGCTGGTACACTCTCAGCAGGTACAATGGGTGGTATCGCTCAAGGTACAAGTACAACTAACGGCCCCGCTGGAATATCTGGCGATAAGAACCACGCCTAATGAATCCGCTTAACTATACAAACATATCTACAGGTACAACTACTGTAGTGAAGTCTGGTAAGGGGAACCTCGCTCGGATAGTAATCAATACTACCGCAGCAGGAGCCGTTACTATTTACGACAACACTTCAGCAGCAGGTACGAAGATAGCAACTCTTCCATCAAGTGCCGTAGTTGGTTCTTATGAGTTTGGTTGTAAGTTTAATACAGGATTAACAGTTGTCACTGCTGCCGCAAGTGATATAACAGTTATTTGGGAGTAATTATGGCTAAGAAAAAAGCAATCAAAGTAGTTGAAGTTGTAGAAGAGAAGAGTCCGTTTAATGATTCTGTCGTAACGACTAACCCAGTAAACGATACGACTACAAACTTGAACGTGGCACAACCGCTGCCAAGTTTAGACGATTAGTAGTATACTACCACTGGTACCAACTCATATGCATAGGCCCACTTGTTTTACAGGTGGGTTTTTTGCTATCATAAATTTAGGTAACAACTATGAAGATTCTTCCAACGAGGGATATACTTTTGATTAAAGCAGACAAACCAAAGAGCGAAAGCGATTTGGGTATTTTAATATCCGAAGAATGGAAAACACTCCCCCTTACGGGTACGGTGTTGGCTGTAGGCCCAGACGTAACTGCAGCTAAAGTAGGCGATAGGGTAGGCTTTAACAGATACGCTTCAGAGATACTGCCAAATGATGAGCGACTTATAAACGAAAGACAGCTCAAATGGCTACAGACTTAAAACCAGGCCAACTTACCAGAAAAGATATGTCCGTGCTACGAGAGACAGAGCACGTTAAAACAGCCCATAAAAAAACGAGCGGTGTTATTAAAGAGTACGGGTTAAACCACACGATAGGTATGACCTGGGGCTTAGAAGACTCTCGTAAAGGATTACTTCCATTCTATCTTTTGATAGACGACAAACGATTTACCCTCAGCTGGGGGGAACTTATAGATATGGATAGAGCTGGGTTTTTTCGACGTGAGGTAGGGAATCCTCGGTTCTATCACCTTAAATACTTAGACGGCCACAAACTAACCTTTGACACTGACTTAAACGAAGAAGCAGAAAGAGACAATATCTTTCGGATTACAGGTAAAAACATCGAAGCCTACTGTGATTGGCAGGAAGTTTTAAAACTAGGCAGATACATATAAAGTTTAGTATTATCAAATCAGGAAACAAAAATGAAAAATCCAAAAATAAATCCACTCACTTTAACCGAAGAGCAACGAACAGCTCTTGAGAATTACGAAGCCCAACAGAAGCAGTTGACGATTCTTCAAGACATCGCTGACATGACTCAGGATATGCTCATGGAAGGGGATAAGGAAAAGAAGTCCACACAGAAAGCCGTCGATGATATGGGCGCTCTCTTAATGGATATACGAGAATCTCTTAAAAGCCTAAACAGTAAAGAAACACCTGAATCTCCTGACTTTGCTAAGCCAGTGGTGGAGGCTGTAGCTAAACTAGAAAAGGCTCTAGGTAAGATAGAGGTGAAACCCTCGGTTACAGTCTCCGCCCCTCACGTTAATGTACCAAAATTAGACCTAACAGAGTTCAACAAAGTCCTTAAAACTGAAATGCCGAAAGCCTTCGACGCTGCGATTAAAGGGTTAAAAATTCCCGAAGTTCCGAAGACTGACAATTCAGAACTTCTCAAAGCTTGGGAGGGTATCTCAGAGCAACTGGTTAGTATTGAACACGCCACTCGCTTAAAGCCACAAATGCCTACCACACTAAAAGTAACTAACGTAGACGGTTCAGCTATCGGCGGCTCTTCCTCTCCTGAATACATTAAACTAGCTGGTTCAGATGCTAACGAACGGGACTCTACCTACTATGGAGATGGTCTTACTTCAGGTGTTATGGCTGTACATGAGCGACACTTTGATGGTGCAGCTTATAACCGTACATCAGCTACTAAGACAGAAGTTGATAAATCTACCACCACTGATGTTATTTATATCGGTAAAGCTCCTATTGGAACAGCTACAAGTACCGCAGGATGGCAGATTAAAAAGATAGATAAAACAGTAACAGATAACGTAACTATAACTCACGCAGCAGCAGGGGCTTTCACCGCAACGTGGAATAACCGAGGAAGTGAGACTTACTCATGAAACCCATA